TAGTGTTGGTTCACTTCCTGTCCTTGATCTGGAGAGTTAGGTATAGTATTATCAATGAAGTGTTCAATACCTGCTTCGGATATAAACTTCATCTTGATATCCTGTTGCTTCTTCTCCTTCTGAATCCTACGCAGGAAGGCATACCATGAGATCTGAGTAAAGTATGCGAATGCATTTGGGTTACCAGATCGAGTGGCAGTCTCAATGTTGTAGTTCTCAATTGCCTTCAGACAATTCTCTACAGCATCCATGACCATCTCTTCCCTATAAGTGTATCTTACAAAGTTAGATTTGTGGGAAAGTCCCTCACAGATTTTAAGGAAACATGATGCAATGTAGTCTGGAACAATAGGATGCTTTTCACCCTTATCCTTAGACTCCTTGACCTTGGTGCAGTAATCTACTACTGCAAGTGAGAACTCCTTGTTGTTTACGTAATGTGGTTTATCTTTTGGTTTCATTTTAGTTTCCTTAGTTTTCATATATTATATCAAATCACACTGTACTTGTCAAGTGATTACATACTCTTTCTCTCAAATCAGATGTAGAAAATCTATGATCCCTTTTATTAAAGTATATCTCTATGCCCCTACTTGCACATATGGCACGTCCTGTGAATGTACCCGACTTATATTCGGCACCTATGATACGCACATCAAGTTGTAGTGCGGATAGAATGTCTTCCAGATCTTGCTCTGTAACATATGGGATAATCTCATCAACATACTTCACAGCATTTAACTGAGAGTATCGTTCGAAGATTGTTTGAATGGGTTTGTTTTTGTTGGGACGGTCTATGCTCGGATCCACCTGTAAACCACAGATAAGATAGTCGCACTGATCCTTTGCTTCTCTAAGCATTGATATATGACCTGCGTGTAGCAGATCGAATGCCGAACATGTGAATCCTACCTTCATACAACAGAACCTATCAATTTAAATGCTCCCAACATACCAAAGAATACGACTGCTTGTACTATAGTAGCATATGCGATTTGACGCATAGGGTGGATTTCAGTCAACTTCTCTATCCAAGACTCACTTGGTGCTAAATTGACTACTTGTAGTATCTTTTCTTTTTTCATAAAAATAATTAAAATATCGCTTGACAGATTAAAAAATCTGTGCTATAATAAACTTAACGTTTGCCCCCCAGTGAATACATAATTAATGTATCGTTGGAAATTTCAAAACGTTGCTCTTTCCACCGTCACTATCACTTCCAGTTACTTTGCTTTCCCATTCTTCCCATGGGTTATATGGTTCTGAATGTCCTGCTTCGGTTAGATCTTCTTCGTCATCAAACACATACATTTGTTGTACACCGTCAAGATACTGTCTAATCAACTGATCAATAGGATTACCAATACCCATGATCTTATCAACCTTAACCAATACAAATCTATCTGGATCATCTTGATAACACATGAATAATCTAAAAGTCCATATGCGTGATGTGTCATCATTCGTGTGAAATTGAATCTGAAGAGGTGCTCGTACAATGAGATCCTCATCGGTTTCTTCGATAATTTCACAGATGATTTCTTCACCAGAAACTAACTTTAACTGCTTAATTTTTTTGACATCATAATGCATCATCATTTTCCTTGGGTAGTTGTGTCCCTTTTAAATCTATAGGATAGACCTTATATCTAAACCCTTCCTTAGTATATATCTTAATCCTTTCGGCACTATGTTTAAGAGTAAAGTTCTTGTATCCTTTAGTATGAAAATCGTCTGCGATATCATATAACTTAGTTACTTGTCCGTTGTCTGATTGTCTGAGTCCTCGTCCGATTGACTGAAGTACTTTGACTTGAGACTTTGATGGAGTCCCAAACACAATATTATGAAGGTTGCGAATATTAATCCCAGTGCTAAAAGTCCCCAAAGAAGCGACAATAATTGCATCATTTTCTTTCTCCACTATTCCTCTGATTTTTTCACGGTCAGATGCATCGACCTCACCAGAAACATAGAATACCTTTCTTCCTTCTTCTACTGCCTCTCTGATCAGTTCGACTAATACCTTGCCGTGCTTTTCTACGAACTGAAACATCACAAGTGTGTTGCCTTTAAGGTCAACTGTCAACTTAGTAATGAATCGGTTACGTGCTTCGTTTGTTACAATGTAATCAATTTCTTCTTGGTAAGTTCTACCGTTCATCATGTGACATACATCATTATGATAACGCAATAACAAAACAGATATGTCCAGTTCTGCGAGTTGTTTATCTTTCTGCAATTGTGCGGTGGTAGTCACCGTGTTTACCTTACCGAATAAACCTTCGAGTACAAGTTTATTTGTTTCGGTACCGTCCAGTGTACCTGTGGTGCCATATCTATATCTGGCATTGACACACTTATCCATCATAGTAGATAATGACTTTGCTTTAAATAAGTGTACCTCATCTCCGAATATTGCTTCGAACTGTTCAAAGAAGTCCGTTCCAAACTTGTAGATAGATTGCCATGTAGATATAATGATAGGACAATCCGTTGTCTTATCTTTACCAGAATATATCCTGTGGCAGTTAGTCTCTACATCATAACCATAGTCTTCGAAGTCTTTATACATCTGTTCCACCAATGATGTGGTAGGTACGATGATTAAAGTTTTCTTAACGTTCTTTTTTTCCTTGACATATCGCATTAAATTGTATATAATAAAACTCTTGCCACTGCCAGTTGGGGATAGTAGTAAACATCGTTTCTGTTCGATACCATGTGTTACTGCTTTGTACTGATACTCTCTTAGATCAAACGGCATCTTCCAATCTTTCATAGTCTTTATGAGTGACTGGTGATCTACATTATTAGTCTGTGAGGGTATACCATATTTGGTATTGTCTACAATCTGTAGTGGATAGAATCGATCTCCACAAAACTTTTTCAAGTGATGATACAGACCTACGTTCATTTGCTTGGTGACCATGTTATATAACTTAACACGACCATCCCAAACCTTACGTTTGAACGCCGGCATGTAACGATAGCCTGGAACGAAGAATGAGAAGTGTTCTCTCAACTCTTGCTCTTGACCTGCGTTAGATTCTATTGCCATGTACGAGTGGTTTAATAATCTCACTCTTATGGTATTATCAATACCCATTACCCACCTGCTTCAAACTGTCTCCACCTTATCATATTACCAATAGTTTGATGTCTCCATTTGAGATTATCAACTATATCTGTCAATGTACTTATAATGGTTTTATAGTACTCAATCTTCTCCACAGATCTTTGTATCTCTGGATCTGCATTGTAGTAGTATTCCATTTCACCTTTAAGTATCTTTAGTCCATTAAATGGATCTGGTTCCCAACCACTGGCAAGGATCTCTTCTTGAGACATCTTACCATTGTAGTACAACCACTTCTGTTTCAACAAAGTTAACTGTGCATTCTCTGCACGTTTGTGTTGCAACTTAGTCAGTGATAGGTACTGCAAGTATTTTGCATGTAGGTTGGGGGTGTTCATAGACACATCATCTAATTTGTGCTGTCCAATCACACAGTCTTCTTTCCACTCTTTCAATATGCTTTCAAGATCTAACATTATATTTTCCTCATTCTATATTATATATTATAAATTTATCCTCGTTCGATATGCTCTACGCAATCCTCCCACCAATCAATAGAAGCATCTGCCATGACATAACTAAGAGTAATTCTTTTACAATTCGTTCTTGCACAATGGTATACATGTTCATTTTCTTCACGTGCACCAAAGTACCCTGCTTTACACGACCAACCCACCTTGTCTTGCATACGTACTTTCTTACCTTCTTTGTCAAGGTACTCGAAGTAACCGTCACCAGTCTCTGACCAAGTAAAGATCAGATTATGACCAACTGCATTCTCATTCGTATGCCATGCGATAAAACCATCGGGTGGATACATCTGAGACAATGCACTGTGACTTACTCCAAGTTCAAGAGAGAGTCTGTCGTTAATATCATTATACACTATTTTGTATTGAGAGTCAAGTCCGTTATAGTGATCTGGTTTTAAACAATAAGAACATGCGTTCTTGGGACTACCGTCATGATCTTCCATGATAGACTCAAGAAACTCATCTCCAGTCCAGTAGTCTGGGTTGTCTCCATTTAATTGATTATTAGTCAACTCAATCGGTTGATTTAAAAAGAAGTATTGGAACTCTTCAAGTAACGATTGTACTTGGGGATTCATAATATTAACGTTCTGCATTATTTTATCTCGAATGAACTAAATCTAAATCCTACTGTGAATGTTGGGTATATTACATCACCTGTGTTTGATGTCATATTTATCTGACCGATATTGGTAGGTAAACAATCAAAGTATTTAATTTCTACGTTGTTGTTATTATGTGATGTGAGAATAATAAGAGTGATATCAGAATACGTTTGCGTCTTGGCACCACCTATTGTATTACTCTGTCCTTCATTGACGATACGTTCCAACCAACTCTGCATCTCTTTATATGACTTCATGTCTTCATCAAGAATAACTTCAAGTGATAGTTCAGAGTATGTGATCTTATCACCTGCCAATGGTACAGATGTAACACGTGCTACAGGTAGTTCTACTGGGTTGGCATTTGCGCCTGGATGTGTAACCGACTGAGCAAAGAACTGTAGGTTCTGATATTCTTCCCCAGATACAATAAACTTGAATCCTGTAGGTTGTAAGTAATTTTTGTTAGTTGTAAGTGCCATAGTAACCTCTTAATTATACCTCTATTTATACGAGTTATAATGCCGTCCTTGGCAGTAATTTTATTCCGTTTCTTCTGGTTTAGTAGGTGCAGTTCCAGTCTTGTCTGCAACATCTTTAATAAGATTTGATGTCACATCCAATACACCAGCGGTTACACCAAAGACATCTGAA